CCATCTCGCACTTCGATAACATTAATGCTTTTATATTGTCCTGTGCGTAGCGCTAACTGGATGTATCCTTTATAACCAAGCTGAAACTGTGCTCTGCCTTTGTAAGGAACAATCCACGCATAACCTAAATTTTTGTCAATCGGTAAATCTAGTGTTGCCGCTACCATGGCAGAAGTAACAACCGTCATCGGGTCTGTTTTTTGTAAATAGTCGTCGCCATTGTAAAGGTTTAAAAGGGAAGTTAAAAATTGAGGCGCTTTTTTATCTAGTACACTTTCAAATTTCTTGCGCATTGTAGGTGCTTCTAGCAATCCTTTTAAACCTAATGATTGCGCACTTGCTACTTGTCCCCCATTTTGTTTGTTTGCTAATTGATTTTTTAATTCATCGTTAGTTGCCATAATTATTTATTCTCCTTCACCACAAATTTTCTATAGCTAGTTTCTTTCTGGAATTTTTTGTAAATATCTGGATGTTCTTCTTTTAAACGTTTATCATCTACTCTTGAAGTCGTAACAGGATTCCAAGTAATCTTAAAATCATCTGTGATGCCTGTTTCAGCTTCTTTTAAATCATTCTTGATATTATTATCAATTTCTTTCTTTCGTGTCTCTAAAAGCTTTATATCGCGTTCTAAATTTGCTCTTTCAGCCAAAAATTCGTTGTATTTTTTTGATAAAATAACTTGTTTAGCTTCTGACTTAGCAAAACGATCTTTTAAATATTTTTCTGCGGCACTTGAACCGTCTAGCGCCGGCGCTACATGTCCTTTTACGTTCGTTTCCCAAAAATCTAACTCAAAAGCAATTATTTGATTGATTAACTCGTCATCGCGTTCAATTTCTTTCCAAATGAATTTATTTCCTCCAATTAGAACAGCTACATAGGCTTTACTTTTACCTGTGACCGCTAAATAGTGTTGTATTTGCACTAGATAAGTCGCTGGTACTTCGTCAGCTTCCCATTCTTTTGCTAAGTATGCTGATGCTGTTTTACATTCCAAAATAGCGTCTTCACCAACCACAAACCTATCAACGTTCGCCAACATAAAATCATGCTCTGGATGTTGATACATCATGTTGCTACGTCTTACTTTCTTGCCAGTTCGCTTTTCGAATTCTTTTGCGACAACTTCTTCCATTTGATTGCCCCAGTATGCGGCTTCTCCCGCTGATTCATCTGGTAAAACTTGGTCTGTCTTATCTAGCCAGAGCTCAAATGCTGTTTTGTACTGATTTAACCCCATGATGATTCCCGCATCGCTTCCGCCAATGCCTAGGCGCCGAGTCAGCAACCATTGCGTTCTATCCATGTCTTTTACACTCGCTAAGATGTTCATTGTCTTTTCTTTTGCAATAGCCATATATGTTACCTCCATTGATTTTTTAATAGATTCGAGGTATAATTCTGTTAAGGTAATATCTCAAATCCCGGACCTGCGCTGCTACGCGGGTCTTTTTTAATGTCTAAAATCATCGTCCCAAAGATCATCAACAACCATCGGATTCTCAACCATGTTTTTTACCACTTCCTCTCAACCAGTAACCTGCAATCACTGACATAAACGACACGAAAATCATTACCATAAATACATCCATCAGCGCGTGACCTCCTCATAGCCTTTTAACTTCAACTCTTCAATATAGTCCGCCATTTTCTCGCAGCCTGTTTCAATAAGCGGGATTTTTTGCCGGAAAGCTGGATTAGCGATCATTTTCGTTCTGTCGTCTATGAAAATCTCACTATTACCGAAAATCGTTTGTTTCCGAAAAACTCTTTCTGTCATTGTTGTAGCCCTCCTATACTAAAATTAGAATTAAAACCAAATTACATAAATTTATTAACGCTAACGCCGCTGCTATTATTACTAAGATGCTGAATAAAAGTTGGTTCTTCATATTGTGCGCCTCGGTATAATAATTTCGCGTAGATGTCCATCTACAAGCTCTTTAGTGACTTTGTACTTTTTGTTAAAAGCTTCAGCTCTTTTTTTGCGCTCAACTTCATCAATCTTTTTAAATCGCTCTTTTACAATGTTGTTTATTTCTGTGAAATTAATATTCTTCGACTCGTAGCTTTCGTAACTAGCTGATACTAAAACTTCGCTCATTTTCCGCAACTCCTTACTAGTCCAGATTTTTGATAATATTGATCACGTTTGTTTAAAACTTGTTGTAAATCTATGTTGAAAGCTTTCGCAATACTTGCGTTCAGAGTTAATGCAGATGCAACTACATCTGTTATTTCTGAAATAGCTTGTTTAGCTGCTTCTCGTTGTAACATGTCACCTTTTCTCAAGCTATATGTCATCGTTTCTAAGCCGTTTTTTAGCGTGTTTATTGCTTCTTCAACTTCTAGTTCAAAGCGGTTAGTTAACGAAGCGTGGTGATTGTCTAAGCCGTCGAAAAGTGGAGGTATCATTCCGTTTGAAAATTCATGTGCGAATAAATAGGTGCTTTCTGGTTCGTTGTAGCTATCAATTAACTGTTCTGCTTGTTCAAGTGAAACTGTTCGTTTTCCTTTTATCTGATTACTTATTAGTGCTGGCGTTACAAAACTATCTATCGCTAGTTCTTTTTGCGTGCGAGTTTCTGCTAAAACTTGCATCGCGCTTGTTGCCGATGTTGATTTTTGAAACATAATATCTCAATCCCCTTTGTATATTTTTTAGCGACTAATTAACAACTTATCGTTATATACTATTGTTAGTCGCTCCCCCGTGACTGTAAGTTGTCTGCGAGCGCCGTTGTGGTAGGCGGCGCTTAAATTATGACTTGTTTGTTTTCTTCTAATAACTTGTTTAATAGATATACTTGTCCTTTTCCTGTTACTTGTGGAGTATAAGTTGTTTTCATTAAGCCGTTTCTGTCTGTATGAATATGTGTTTTTTGTTCAAACAATCCTAAGTTCATTGCCTTTTGAGACGGTTTATTGTAATAAGCACCTTTATTTAACAAATAGCCACTACCTCTCAGCCATTCGAAAAGTCTGTTTTGCCCTATGTCTAATCCTTTTTGTTTTAGAATGGTAGCTAAATCTTTCACTAAAATTGTGTTCTCGCTCGTTTGTACAGCTTCCGCAAAAACTACTTTCGGCTTTTGTTCCTCAAGTTTTTTTAACACCTCTTGCTTCTCTTGTTGTTCCTCTATCCATTTTTTAGCTCTAGCGACTGGATCTTCTATCATGTATGAAAACGTTGGATATTCAGTTGCTAATTTCCTCGCTTGTTTTTCTACTTCAATGAAGTATTTTCTAATTGCTCGACCCATTTCGTTGTTTTGTACCATTGCTAATTCTTTAGCAGTGTCTAAAGTTAGTAAGTATTCTGTTCTAGGTCTGCCAAATGTACTTTCTCCCAAAAATGGGAAATAGTCTTCATCCTTTGAAAATCCGTAATTGTTAAACTTATCGGTAATCCAAGTAGCAAATTTTTTACCGACTTGCAAGCTTTGATGTAGTTCGCGTGCATTTACGAATTTCTCGCCTTTTTCGTTCTCCATTACTGGCAACATATCATTTGCAATTACTTGTAAATTTGACATTTTGTTCTCCTTTCTGTTCGCCCTTTCACAGTGCTATAGTTTTTGTGAAGGGAGGTGGAATTTGTGAAAAATCGCATGGATATAATGTTCAAAGGTATCTCTGATGACCAGCCCATTGCTCTAATGGGCGTTATAAGCATTACATCTTTTCCAGATAACAAAAGTTTTGATTTAAATGATTTTTATTTAGAAGCCGATAAAACTTACAAAATCATTTATAAGGGTGCAAACGAGTTAGAAAACGATTTATCGAAAGTTTTTCTAATGAACTCAAATGATGTCCTTTACATTGAGTTCACTATTTAATAACTGTTTTCAATGATTCCGCTAAAGCCGACACCATGGCGGAATCTCCCTTATTGAGGGCTTCTTTAAAACTCGATTCAAAATTTTCCAAAATTACTAATTTACATTCAAGCCGTTTTTGTTTAATTGCTTCCATCATTTCAAAGTCCTTCATTTTTTAACCTCCTATTCTTTTTGGAAAAGCTTCACTTCACCTTAATTTCTAACGAGTTTATAGTGTTAGCCAAGTCTTCCACCAAAGATTTAGCTTCACTTAATCTCTTTTCTAACAAAGCGGCGTTTTCTATGGAATCCTCTACTCCATTCAGCTCTACTTCCATTTCGATAATTTTTAGCTCTTGATCTTTTTCAAGTAAATTTAAAATATTTTTTATAACGCTGTATTTAACGAATGAGCCGCTCTCTAT